AAAGCAACTTTCCGTGTTCTTACATTGAAACTTGCACGTGCTAAGATTCCAATGTTAGTTACTAATCACGTTTATGCAGCTGTTGGTTCTTACGTGCCAATGAATGAGATCGCTGGTGGTTCAGGTCTTAAGTATGCAGCATCCACTATCGCAATGCTTTCGAAGAAGAAAGATAAAGATGGTACTGATGTTATTGGTAATATCATTCGTGTGAAGATGTATAAATCACGTATGTCAAAAGAGAATGGACAAGTTGAAGTTAAGTTGTCTTATTCTAAAGGTCTTGACAAGTATTATGGCCTTCTTGATCTTGCTGAGAAATATGAGATCATCAAGAAAGTTTCTACTCGTTATGAACTACCTGATGGAACTAGAGTATTTGGTAAGAACATTAATGAAGATCCAGAAAAGTATTTTACACCTGAGATCTTGCAATTACTTGATGATGCAGCTAAACTCGAATTTAGTTATGGTGGTGCTTCAGCAGCAGATCTTGAAGATACAGAAGAAAATGAGCTTGAAAGTGTTGAATGATAGAAAATACAATTCTAAGCAATCTTATCTCAGATGAGGATTATGGTCGCAAGACCATTCCTTATTTGAGATCTGAGTATTTTATCGATAGTGACCAAAAAATTATATTCGGTCTCATCGAAGAGTATGTAAAGAAGTACAATAAGTTCCCAAACAAAGAAGCTTTATCTGTAGACCTTCATGATTTAGAAGGATTGACTGACCATCAATTCTCATCTATTCAAACAAAGATCAACGATCTATCACACTCTGATGTTGATCAAGAATGGCTACTTGATAACACTGAAAAGTTTTGTCAAGATAAAGCAATCTATAACGCAATCATGGATTCAATTCGAATTCTTGATGATAAAACCGGTAAAACAAGTAAAGGCATGATCCCTGAGATCTTGTCTAAAGCACTATCTGTTTCTTTTGATACTCATATTGGTCATGATTTTATCGATGATTCAGATAGTCGATTCGAGTTTTACCATCGAACTGAAGTGAGGATTCCCTTTGATCTCGAATACTTTAACAAAATCACAAAAGGTGGTGTCCCTAAAAAGACGCTTAATATTGCCCTTGCTGGTACTGGTGTCGGTAAGTCTTTGTTCATGTGTCATTGTGCTGCCGCAAACCTCACCAAAGGAAACAACGTCCTGTACATCACCCTCGAAATGGCCGAAGAAAAAATCGCAGAAAGAATCGACGCAAACCTGCTCGACGTTACAATAGATGAACTTGGTCTTCTTCCTAAAGATACCTATGACAAGAAGATGAATAGGTTGAAGGAAAAGACAAAAGGTAAACTTATCATCAAGGAATATCCAACTGCATCTGCTGGATCTAGTAATTTCCGCCATCTCCTCAACGAATTGAGAATGAAAAAAGATTTTGTTCCTGATGTTATCTACATCGATTACTTGAACATCTGTGCTTCTTCTCGACTTAAGTATGGATCTAATGTAAATAGTTATACTTACGTTAAAGCAATTGCAGAAGAACTTCGTGGTCTTGCTGTAGAGTTTAATGTTCCAATCTTCTCTGCAACTCAAACTACTCGTTCTGGTTTTACAAACTCTGATGTAGGTTTGGAAGATACTTCAGAATCTTTCGGTCTTCCTGCAACCGCAGATTTTATGTTTGCACTCATTTCAACAGAAGAGCTCCAAGCTCTAAATCAGATGATGGTCAAACAATTGAAGAATCGTTTTTCTGATCCATCTATGAATAAACGATTTGTTGTTGGCATAGATAGAGCGCGAATGAAACTCTACGATGTTGAACAATCTGCACAAGATGATATTGTGAACGATACTCCATTAATGGATCAATCTCCATTTGGACAAGGAATGAAAGCAGAACGTAAACCCTCATTTGATGGTTTTGTCTGATTACTAGACATTTCACATTGTGGTATGAAAATACTGTGTACTTTTTTATGGATTTGGTATATAATACACCATAACTGGAGAAAGTATGAGTAAACCTCGCATAAGAATTTACGGCTATATGCCTGGCGATTTGAGAAAACATTTTCGTAAAGCAATAGAGTATTATGCAAATCAACTAATGACTCCTCAGCTTGTGAGGAACTTAAAGATCCAACTTTACTATCAAGACGTTCTTAATGATAAAACATCTTTAGGTGAATGTGAAGTTTTAGGCAGTGAGAAGAAGCCAAGAAGATTCAACATCACGATCAAACCAATGAAGAACAGCTTAAAGAATCGTATTGACATGTTCAGCACATTGGCTCATGAGATGATTCATGTAAAGCAATATGCCTATAGTCAGTTAAGATTTATGGATAACTGTTCTCAGAAAACTAAATGGAATGGAAGAAGCATAAATGAAAGACTTTATGAATATGAAAATCTTCCATGGGAAAAAGAAGCTTTTCTTGGAGAAGATCGTTTATTTGTGAAGTATGTTGATGAAACTAGGTCGTATGATTATTTTTTTGGGAAGCCATAGATTATGAATCCAGATTTTACTTATGAAGAAGTTGAACAAATCAAGACTTATATAAAAGGACTTTTAGTAGATGAAAACATTGGAGAGGTGTGCGTTACTTTTACCAAAGGGGATGGTACAGAAAGAGTACTCAAATGTACGCTTGTTGAATCCAGAATCCCAGAAAACAAAAGACCAAAAGAGAAAAAAGATACCACTTCTTCTACAGAAGCGATCAGAGTCTTTGACCTAGAAAAACAAGATTGGAGATCATTTCGCTGGGACTCCGTTAAAACTTTTTCTTTTACATTAGGATAAATCTATGAAAACTGCATGGGCTCATTATAGTGGATTATGGTTCACTTTGATAGTGAATCCTTTTCAATGGCATTTTATTCCAAATGTTCTTCATGGATTTGACTGTTGTGTGCAGGAACAAGATTGGACTCTTAGATTTTTATTTTTAGAAATTAAAGTAGTACTGAATACGGATTTTTAATGAATGATTTATTTTATGGGCTTTTTGATTGGATAAGAAATGATTGGCGCTCTAATCGCGTTCGTTTTGTTATTGAGCTCATGGCTTGGGTTATTAGCATTAGCTGTAGTGTTACGATGGCGCTTACGGTACCAAATCCTCCGCTTCTCATTCTTTACCCTATGTGGATTACTGGTTGTGCTTTGTATGCTTGGGCTGCTTTTAGCAGGAAATCATTTGGCATGCTTGCTAATTACGTCTTGCTTGTAGCAATTGACGTATTAGGATTAATTCGATTACTATCATAAATACAGTAACCCATAAACTAATTGTTATCGAAAAATGAAAGACGCTAAGAACTTAATCCTCACACTTTTTGTCCTTCTAATAGGATCCCAAATAATGATTAGATTTATGGGATATTTGACTGGAATACCATCAAGATGGTGAACATAAAAAATGTAATGGAACGCATAATGAATCTCAAGGAATTTGAGATCATGATTGAAATTCCAGAAGACTTTGAATTCAGAGGACCAGTTCCTTATGACATGTACATCGTAGGTGGTATCGCTATAGTCAAAGTCGTAGCGGTAGATATTGAAGAAGCCACTTATGCAGCTAATTATTATTTTAACTCTAATCCATACGAATGAATATTTTTTATCTTGCTCCTCATCCGCGAAGCTGTGCAGAGATGCACAATGATAAACACTGTGTGAAAATGATTCTCGAATATGCACAACTACTTTCTACTGCTCATAGGGTTCTCGATGGCGTTATTACTGAGGGCTATAGTCCAAGCGGACGAAAACGAAAGACGTACAAACTTGATGACGAGCGTGAAGGTATCCTTTACTCTGCTACTCATATCAATCATCCTTCTGCAGTTTGGGTGAGACAGTCAGATATAAATTACATTTGGTTGTATAATATGTGGCGTTGTTTGCTGGCAGAATATACTCATCGCTATGATAAAGTACACGCGTGTACTAAACTCGAAACTGCTTTGAGTAAAATTCCTAACAACATCAAGATTGGTTTCTTTACGGAGCCAACTCCAGCAATGCCTGATGAATACAAAGTTCCAGGCAATTCAATCGCTTCTTATAGAAGCTATTATATAAATAGTAAGTCACATCTAGCAAAATGGAAAAAACGTCAGATACCTGAATGGTATCAAGAAGGGTGTCTCCAAAAAATGGTTGATATCAACCAGGAACTTGGATTATACGCTTAAAAAAAATTCCGAACTGTTACAGTTTGATTAAATTTTAAGTAGTATAATCTAAAGGAGGCAGTATGAAGAAGTTTTTAGTATTATTTTTGCTTGCAGTATCTTCAGTCGTATCAGCAGCAGAATTCACTGGCGCTGGCGCGACTTTTCCATTTCCAATCTATGCAAAGTGGGCTGAAGCATATAAAGCTCAAACAGGCATAGGACTCAATTATCAATCAATCGGTTCAGGCGGTGGCATTCGTCAAATCAAAGCAAAGACAGTTGATTTTGGCGCTTCTGATATGCCACTTAAGAAAGAAGAATTAGACAAAGAAGGTCTTGTTCAATTTCCAGCAATCATTGGTGGTGTTGTACCAGTATTCAATCTTGATGGTATTGCACCTGGTCAATTGAAACTAACACCAGAAATTATTGCTAACATTCATCTTGGTAAAATTACAAAATGGAATGACAAAGCACTCACTGATTTGAATCCTGGTTTGAATCTACCTGCATTGAATATCACTGTGATTCATCGTGCAGATGGTTCAGGTACTACATTCATCTGGACAAACTTCTTAGGTAAAGCAAATGCTGAGTTTGCGAAAACTGTTGGTGAAGGCACAGCAGTAAAATGGCCAACTGGTGTAGGTGGTAAAGGCAATGAAGGTGTTGCAGCACAAGTACAACGTATCAAAGGTGCATTTGGTTATGTTGAATATGCATTTGCAAAGAGAAACAAGATTCCTTACGCATCAGTAAAGAATCGTGATGGCAACTTTGTATTACCTGATGATACTACATTTAAAGCTGCCGCGGCAAATGCAGATTGGAACAACGCTCCAGGAATGTATTTGCTACTTACATGGCAAACAGGTAAAGATGCATGGCCAGCAACGGGTGCAAGTTTTATTTTGATGCACAGACAACAAGCAGATACATTGACTGGTCGTGCAGTTCTAAAGTTCTTTGATTGGTCGTATAAGAACGGCAGTCAAATGTCAACAGAACTTGAGTATGTTCATATGCCTGCTGATGTGATTAAGTTGGTGCAAGAAAATTGGAAGAAAGATTTCCGCGGTCCAGATGGCAACCCGATCTGGAAATAAGGAGAATATATTATGAAACTATTTAAAAAACTTTCAATTGCAATTGCATTAGCAACAGTTATTCCTGCATACGCTGATGAGTACAAAGATACTCTTAATATTCTAAGAGAAAAAAATGTAATCACTCAAAAAGAATACGAAGATAAGTTAAAGGCGTATGAAGAGAAAGAAGAGAATAAAAAGTTTGCTGAGCAAAGGATCGACAAAGATGTCAGTGAATCAGTCAAGTATAGACAAGCAAGAGCAAATGACGGTGCAGTTACAGAAAACGGACTTGGACTTAAATCCAAAGACGGTAACACGACTGCCCAATTTACAGGTCGACTACATATGGACTATCGACACTACTCACCAAATTATGGTGCGGGCCAGACCACGGATTCGTATCAAAGTCTAGCAGAAGTTCGTCGTGCTAGATTCGGTGTGCGCGGTCAGTTCAACAAAGACTTCAAGTATCAATTGCTAGCAAACTTTGGTAATGATGTAGGTGCTTCATCGAGTTCAAGTACTATGGATGAGATGTGGGTAAATTATGCAGCAAACCCTGAAGCGCAGTTTCAGTTTGGCTTGTTTAAAATGCCATTCAGTCTTGAGCAGATGACTAGCTCTAATAATCTAGATTTTATGGAGCGTAGTTTAATTGGCCAAAATGATAGTGAATTAATTCCTGCAAAAGAAACGGGTTTCATGTTACATGGAATTCCTACACCAGGTCTAACTTATCAATTAGCATTAAGTCGTGGACGTGGCAATAAAGATGCTATCAATGATAACTTTGATTATATTGGTCGTGTTACAACTAATCTTGCTGAACTTGCTGGTAATAAAGAAGTGATTGCGCATCTAGGAGCAGCATATAGCATCGGCACGATCAAGGGCGGCGTTACACCATCAAGCGGTCGTACTGAAGCAAGATCACAGAGCGGTTGGTTTGTTGGTCCTGCATTAGTTGGTAATACTGAAAGAACTCGCGGCGGTCTTGAAGCAGCTCTAGCATATAAAGGTGCAAAAGTACAAGGTGAGTACTTTGATTTTACATACGATCCTACTACAGGTAACGATCAAAAGATCAGAGGCTACTATGTACAAGCACTTTATAATCTAACAGGTGAAAGCCATGTTTATAAGGATGGTGCTTTTAACTGGGTAAAGCCAAATAATCCTGTAGGCAAAGGTGGCAATGGTGCATGGCAGATCGGTGTTCGTGCTAGTGAGTTTGATGCAAGTGAAGTCACAGTAGTTGCAGGTAAATCTAATCGTGCAGTTGCTATGACATATGGGTTAACATGGTTTGTCAATGATAACGTTAGATTCATGGTAAACTATGTTGACACTAAGTTTGATTCTTTAGTTGGAAGTTCTGGAAGTAGAGTAAATGGTGATAGAGCAATAATGTTTAGAAGCCAATTAAGTTTTTAAGCTTTAAACATTTAAAAGAGGGAGCTTCGGCTCCCTTTTTCTTTTCTATAAATACTTAGTTAATAATTAAGTTTTATGGAAAAACATGGCACTAACTTCCAATGATTATAAGAAAATAGGTGTTTGGCTAAATTCTGTTCTAAAGCCATATAACTATCAAGTGGCGCCAGTGGCTATAGCAGGAAAGCCAGGCAAAGTGCTAAAAACTTGCAGAGAATATCGTTTACAACTTATTAACAAGCAAGTTGATACGTCTGCTACTTTAATAAGTGATCTTGATACTATCCTTAAAAATGCTACTACGGATATTGCAGATGTAAAGTTTAATGCGGTGTCTCCAAATAGTTCTAAGTTTCCAAGTTATTCATTTAAATTTTCAAATCAAGTATTCGACTTAGTTATTGGAAGAGGCGCAAATAAAGGTGAGAATTTTGAGACAAATACAGTTGGAAATCTAGCTGCTGTTTTTGGTAAGAATAGTAAGAAAGATCCATCATTTTTAAAATTGCTCTCTCAGCTAAATGCAGCAAATCCAGCATTTGCTAAAGTTGAGATTAAAGATGTACAACAAAGAACTGGTTCTACTAAAAAAGAAGGTGTTCCAATTGAAAAACTTGGTGAGATCATCGGTGATATAGTACTTACTGATACTTCTTCAAATAAGTGGTACATCTCTCTTAAAGATGTAAATGGAAGTACATTTAGTTCTTATTCTGGTGCAGCATCTTTATTTGACTCAAATGGTAAGTTAGTTCCAGATTCTGATGGAGCAAAGTTCTTAGAAGCATTTGGCGTTGACTTAAATGAAGTTCAAAGAGGATTTGATATACGAAACAATATAAAGACTCCGAGAGCAAAGATTCCTGTTAAAAGCGCAGATCAAAGCGCAATTAAAGCTATATTTGAACGCGCATGGGGAATGAATTACTTTTATGTTCGTAAGACTACATCAGGATGGAAAGTGTTTTGGTTAGATAGAGCTTACTTAAATAAGTTAGCATCTAGCATCACAGTAACTGATGTTCGTTATCCAAATGAAAGGTCAAAACAAATCTCTATCATTTGTAAGAATACATATGAAGATTATTTAATCGAACTTCGTAACTCAAAGGCTGGTGAATATCCAAACGACACAAAGTTTAAAGTAAAATAGTGTTTCTTTTTGACAATATTGTTATATTGAAACTGTGTCTAAAATGATACAGTGTCAAAAAGAAACAGTGTACAAATGACGAGAAATGTAGTATAATATCCTTATAGAATAAAAAAGGAAATATGTTAAGTTTCAAAGAATACAACAGTAAATTAGGCACATTGTCAATATTCGACATTGATGATACATTGTTCCATACGACCGCAAAGATCGCTGTGGTGAAAGATGGTAAGAAGATCAAGAGTCTTACTAACAATGAATTCAATACATATAAACTCAATCCTGGAGAATCATTCGACTTCTCTGAGTTTAGAGACGCAGATAAGTTCTACAAAGAATCTGAACCCATTAATAGAATGTTGACAAAAGCAAAGATCATCTTAGATCGATCAACACGAAATGCAAAGAGTCGAGTGATCATTGTTACTGCACGATCAAACTTCGACGATAAAGATCGATTCCTCGAAACCTTCAGAAAACATAGATTCGATATCGGCAAAGTCCGAGTCGAACGTGCTGGAAATATTGGTGGAGATATAATCCCTGCATTTAAGAAAGTTATCATCATCCGTAACTATCTAAACACCGGAGA